GGGTGATGTGGTTCAATGAAGACGAAACCATAGACGAAGCAGAGTATCAAGGACGTAAAGTTAAACTTGGCAAGCCTATGGCTGGCGATGTTAAAAAGTTTAAAGTATATGTTAAGAATCCAAAGGGCAATGTAGTCAAAGTTAACTTTGGACAAAAAGGTGCTAAAATCAAAAAGAACAATCCAGAACGTAGACGCAGTTTCCGTGCAAGACACAACTGCGATAATCCTGGACCTAGACATAAAGCAAGATATTGGAGTTGCAGAAAATGGTAAAATCAGAAGCACAGTTAATAAGAGAGTTAGGCGATCGTCTTTCAAAAATTAATCCGGTCGATGAAAGTGCAGAAGATAATACTCCTGCAAGACCTTTTTATGTAAAAGTAGAAAAATCTAAAGAGAAGTAATATGAAAATAAACGAATTTCACGATATGGATATACCAGACGAGATTGTTCCAAAGCCTGATTATGATGTAGCCAGTGACTTGCTGATCTTCATGCGTAATGATCCTATGTTTTATAGAAAAAACTTTTTTCCAGCAGTAGAAACATACAAAGAAAATGACAAGGATACTTCGCCTATTGAAAATATGATCAAGGGCGGATTAGGACAGTATTGTCAAAAGTTTAATATTCTCAATCCAGCTGACGAACTTATGGGCGAAGGCGATATAAAAGCTCTTACACAGCAGATTATCCAAGATGAAATGGAAGATCTTGCAGAGGGAAACTCACCTTATAAAAAAGGTACTAAAAAGTACAAGAAGCACATGGCAGCTATCCACGCTAACGGAGGCTAACATGGATATCAAAGACTTACAGCACCTAGCAGGCATACGCAACAAGTTTACAGGGTTCACTCCGTATGTTCCAGAAAACATGAGTATCACTGGCACTGAAAAGTCTAAGATTCAACGTAAAAAGAAAATACAACCTGGCACTGAAGAATGGTTTAAACTATGGTTTAGTCAGCCACACCTAACAGGAGAGAAGCCAGTTGAGGATTGAACATTTAGACGAAGGTGTCGGACGCATTATACAAGGTGTAAACACTACGCCCGATGTCGGAGTGAATCAAACACGTATTGAAGCAGCAAAGTTCGGAAACAAAGTAGACAAAGATGGACGTCCTCCTACCTTAAGTAGTGCTGTTAAAGGCAGTAGCACAAATGTACTGTTTAACTTAGGACTTACTGAAGGTATAAAACTACGTTTAGAACGTGACAAAGACATAGATGTATTGCATATTATGGACACCAATGACAAGCAACGTATTGAAGTGCGTGGCAAAAAAGGTTATGAAACTGGCGGCTACGATGCAAAAGACAAACTACATCAAGTACTAGACCGTGTGGGCAAAGCTGCTAATATAAGTGAACTAATGAACGGTGAAGTAGTAAGTATCAATCCTAACCATCCACAAGGCACTAGAGCAATACGCACAGCACGAGATGTGTTACAAACCGAGCAAAAAAAATACACAGCGTATGAATGGGCTCTTATCGAAGGAGGACATAGTTTAGATGAGATTTAGAGAAATCATAGAAAACTTTGCTGATGGTAAGAAAAAAGGCAAAAGCAGACCAGGGCGTGTAAAAAAGTCAGGTGCTAGTTGCTATGGCAGTGTAACAGACTTACGCAAACGTGCTAAGAAAGCCAGTGGCGAAAAGGCTAAGATGTATCATTGGTGTGCTAATATGAAAAGCGGTCGTAAGAAAAAGAAGAAGAAATAATGAAGATTAGAGAAGTCACCGAAGAAGTTGTACCTATCAACAATACCGAACATGCTGTAGAACGGTTGAAAGTTGCTGCTGAACTTTGTAGTAAAATGGGCAATCAGCCTATTCTTTACAGAGCAATGCACGGAAGCACATATCATGGTGGTGCTAAAAACAATCTAATACAAAAAATAACCAATCCTGCAAGAAAAGGTGTAATGGGAAATCATAATACTATACAAGTAGCAGTTCTTAAAGGCTTAGGCATCGCTAGTCCAGCACAAGCAACTACAGTGGCACCTGCAAGCAACAGCAACTATTTTGGTACAAATCATATAATAATTCCAGGTGGCGACTTTACTGCTCATTGGAACCCAGACATCGACGACTTGGGTGGCTTCAAAGGATATGATCCACAATATGCTCAAGGTGCTGGCCCAAGCGGCGGAACTATTAGCCGCAGAGACGAGCCAGAAGGTGAAGAATTACAAAAAATACTAGGTGGTTATCAAAAAGGTATTCCTAGTTATAGCCAACACAAAGGCGAAGTTATATTAGATACAGAGTTTTATTATATGCTAAACTTAGAATCGTTTTTGAGTAAGTTCGGCGGCAAGAAAGTTAAAGAATTAATCACAATAGATAATAGGAAAAGTTTTGCTCCTATCAAACAAGATCTATTGGTAGATAAGTTTAAAACATATCGCGACATTGGATGGTATCTAGCAAACCCTGCTACAAATATGATGAAGTGGATTGCTGATAAGGAAGCAACGAGAGCATAATGACAAAAGAAGAACTAGCACACTACATAACTAAATATAAAGAACACGAAGCACGTAGAGCTAGTACTAATGAACGTAATGCATATTGGAGGAAATACAATGAAAATAAGTGAACTACTAGAAGAAAAAGTTGAAATGTGTCCAGATGCATGTTGCGGTAAACCTGTTACAGAATGTAAATGTGGACCTGATTGCGAGCATTGTGACTGTCACGAAAAGAACAAAATGAATGAAACTACTAGTGCAGGAAGCGTAGCAGCAGTAGCAGCACCAATCGGTGGTATGCAATCTCGTCAACCTAAAAACCCAGATGGTACTGCTAAAAATGCATTAGACAGTGATACATTAATGGCTGGAAAGAAAAAGAAGACTAAGAGTAAAAAGGCATAAATACACTATAATACGTATTGGAGCCAAATCAATGACTAAAAAAACAAATGAAGGTCTTGCAGACTTAGCTGATGTAGCAGAGCGCGACCACGAAGTACAAATGGCACGTAGCGATTTGTACAAACTTGCAAAATATTCTATCAAACTACACGAGATGCTAAAAAATGTAAGCGAAGCAGAAGGTATAGAAGGATGGCAGCAAGCTAAGATTACCAAAGCAGCAGACTATATTTCAAGTGTGTATCATGCATTAGATTATGACACAAAGTTTGAAAGTGTAAATGTAGCAGAAGATGCAAAGCCAAAAACAATAAAACGTACATTATCTGATTCTCAAGTTAAATCTTACAAAGGCAGTTTATCTGAAAAACTTTCAACTATAACAGGGAGATAATCATGAGAATACGTGAGCTATTTGAATCAGCAGATCTATGTGTAGAGTGTGGAAATCCTAGTTGGAAAACACTTGAGTCAGATGATCTCGATGAAGGTAAAAAGAAAAAGAAAAAGAAATCAACCAAGAAAAAAGGCAGCCACGGTAAAGTGTGCTGGAAGGGCTATCGTAGAGGCAAAGGCGATAGTTGTCATAAAGTAAAAGGCGACGGTTAATGGACTTTAATGCACTACAACACAAACTATTTGCAATGGATCCAGTTGATCCTAGAGAAGATATAGCAAGAATGAAAGCACAAGCTGCCGCTCCAGCAGTTGAAAGTGATGGGATTGATTATCTTAAAGAAAGTGCCGTAGTGCCAGAAGGTTCATTACAAATGGATCGTGATTACAGTGTTAATGATTTTGCTGCACTTGCTGGTGTAGTTTCAGAAGGCAAACAACGTGCAGCAGATCAAGTACGTGGCAATGAACCAATGCCAGCTACTTCAACTCCAAGTAACACAGGCGAACAACCACATCCGCTGAAAGATAGATTGGTAGGCGAAAGCGACAAAGATGATCGCATTGCTGCACTAGAACGCAGAGTTGAAGCATTAGAATCAATGTTGCAAGAACGTGAACTATCCAAAGGCGAAGAAAAAGAAAAAGAACGTATTGTTACAGGTATGAAGAAAAACAAAAGCGATTTCCAAAGACGTTATGGTGACGATGCAGAAGCAGTAATGTATGCAACTGCAACAAAACGTGCAAAACAAAATGCTAGTGTAGACCATTCAAGTGATATCAAAGCCAGATTGTATGATGCATTAAATAAGAAAATGGGTGTATAATGAAACTAAACGAGTTCATCGTTGAAAATGTTTTAAAACAATTTAGGACAGCAGCAGGTCCAGGACTTTCAATGAATAATCCTGGTAATCCAGATGGCAGTCATGTTGTAGAAATCAAACGAGCTTTAAGGAAGCATACTCTTGTAACAGGAAAAACACAAAATGGCAGTTTTCAAACTGCTGGGCCTGCATGGTCAGGTGATGAGTCAGGAACCTGGGATCAAACATTAGACAATGCTATTAGAACTTGGAAAACAAGTATAAACCTACAAGTTAATAATCCAAACGAACTAAACACTGCTTTAGGAGAACTACGAGAAAAAGATATTCGCTATCTTATTAGTACTAGTCTTTTTCCAGCTGGAAGCGGATCTATGGCAGGATTGCTACAAATAGGCAATGATGGCACAACTCCTGGAAATCAAAATACTGCTGCTACCTGGGAAGGACAAGAAGTTGATATAAATCATGTTATTGATACCCCAGTTGAACAAGTGACTGATACAGCACAAATGATTGCTGCTATTGGCTTTAGTGGCTGGTATTTTATTCTACAAGAACTACTCAACAAACGTGAAGAAAACACACAAGGAATACAACAAAGTCAAAACGCAAGACTAGCTGAACTCAATAGAATGATGGTAACCATCTATGAAAGACAGAATCAGGTTGGATCTATTTGGCTAGAAGAAGTATGGGAAAGAGGAGTTGTCCTTAAAATAAGTGACGGACTGACTGCTACTCTTGCAAATGGCGAGGAAATGAAGTTTTTGCCTCCAAACTGGCGCAATGGGTCAATGCGTGAAGAAGCACAACAACTTTACGAATATTTTAGACAACTTGCAACAGGATTAATAGCCAAGTTTAAACAACAAGACTCCGAAGCTGATGCAGCAAGAAATGCTCCAGATGTAGTTGATACACCTACATTAGATGCAACTACTACAACAGCATGGGTTACTGCAATGAATCAGGCATTTGAAAATAGTATTGGTGCAGGTATTATACCAGGGGGTAGAGGATTCGGATATGATCGTGAAAAGATCAGCGATCTAATGAATCAACTAAACACAGCAGGAGATTGGGACCAAGTTGAGGAAGCATACGATGCACAGTTTGAAGATCTATCAACACAGCTAGTTGATGAACTTAGCGAAGCTGATTATCAATCCCTAGTTATAAGACGACTTACTGCATTAAGAAGAATAAATCCAAAACTGTTGTATGCATCTATTGTTTGGGGACAAGACACTGATAGCATGGATGTTAGTATCGATGAGGACACCTATACTGTTGTTAAACAGTTAGATAGTAATGGATTTCCTGTGGTCAACAAAGGCAGACGTGAAGTTAACGATGTATTAGTTATTGATGATGCATTGAAGGCAGCGATTGAACTGTCTGGTGGAACTGTTCCTGATCTAAACATCGAAGCCAATGAAGAACACCGTGCAATGGCCGGTGCTATTATTGTAACAGTAATAAACGATCGTGTTCCAGAAATGACAGCGTTTTATACAATGCAAGATCCGTTCAGTGAATCACAGTTTAAATCATTAGGTCCGAGACGGTTGCTAGGTATAAGTGAAGGTGCTGCGGTGCTTGTAGCAAATGGTTCAAGTGAAGAATCTGTTGCACAATGGATACACGGACAAGTTATGGACGATAGACTTTGGCTTATTGGAGATGAATCTCAAGATATCGAAGGTGCTGCTAATGTTCATTTTGATAGTAGGTATAGAGACGAAAGTGAACAATCAGACGGATTCGGAAGCGATGATGATGATGTCGAAAATACAGAACTCGAAACTGATCTTATAAACAGATTATTCAGTCCTGATGCACGAAATGCTGCATTGGCAGAACTTGGACAAATATCTCCAGACACAGAACTACAAAGAGTATATGACAGAGTTTATCGCGGATATCAAAGTACACACGGCAACTGGCTAGACGAAGATATTACACAAGTAAGCGAATTAGAAAACTATGTAGAAGGTGATCAAAACAATATTCCAGATGGCTTTAAATCTATCATGGGTAAAATAGGCATTCCATATGCTGCACCAACATTGATGGCCCAAATATTTAAAGAAAGTATGGAACCTGGATGGTTTGGTTGGGGAACTGATGATAATCTATTAGGTGCGTTGATTGCACAAATAAGAAATAGAGAAGATTACTTACAAGTAAATGAAAGATACAAAGCAAAATACGGTAGCGACTTAATCGACGATGTCGATGCAGAGGATAGTAGTTGGAAACTCAACAATGATGGTGAATTTGTTGAAGCACTTAAACTTGCTATTGGAGAAGATGTTGATATTACACGAGAAGGTATAAGCACGCCTGCTATGAGAGCATTTGCTACAATGCGTAACGAACCTACAGAAAATAATATTGCAGCCTTTAGAGCAAAGATTAGTAAATCTAACTTTGATAGTGTTGGCGCAGTAATGTATATACTAGACGAAATCAATAATATTGTATTAGCAACTCCAGGTGCATCGACGGAACAACAAGAAGAGTTTTTACAAATCATTGCAGATTTTGAAGAAACATTTGAAGGTGAAAGAGCTGAGCGTACAGGATATAGTGCGCCAAAGTTTGAAGATATAATTGCTGACTGGAAACTAAACAACAGCGATCAATGGTTTCAATAATAGTGGACGAGTACGATTTAGACGAGCACGAACTTTATCTAAAATATCCACAACATCACAAATGGTGGAATAAACTTTATCTAGCAGAAACTATGGGCTATAGTTGTGGTCCAGGGGGTGTAAGAATACCCAGCACAGGCGAATATGTAATACGTCCTATATACAATCTTATAGGCATGGGTGTGTGTACAACTATAAAAGTATTAAAACAAGGTGATTGTACCAGCACACCTCCGGGTTACTTTTGGTGCGAATACTTAGAAGGCAATCATTACAGTGCTACATACGAAAATATCAACGGTACATGGAAACCTTTACACTGCTGGCAAGGATGGAACCGGAAATCAAATGTTGTAAAGTTTAATAAATGGATACGCAGTGATTATACACCAACCATTCCCAAAGCTATTGCTAATATAAATAATGTAAAGTATATCAACATTGAATACAAAGGCGACAATCCTATTGAGTTGCATTTTCGTCCTAGTGGCAATCCAGATGGTACATCGATTAGTAAGTGGAATGAATATATTCCTATATGGCATGATACTACACAGTTTGAAAAAGACAAACTAGTTGACCAAGGATACACTTGGATAGATAATCCGTATGATAACTGGATGGAAGATATGGAGCCGTATTTGAACGAAAGGCGGCTCGGGTACTATGTACGGTAGAATTGATTTATCCAAAGTAAAATACAAACTAGATCCTGACATTTTTTTGCACAAACCTAGTTGGAAAGAAGCAGCACACGTATACAATGTCTATTGTAAATACAAAAACTTTGATAGTGTGTTTCCATTGTATAGTGATGATATTTTACAGAATGATTTTCATTGTTTGTATATAGACAATAAACTTGTAGCATGGGAACAAACAAGAACATATACAAATGACAAAGTTGCATTTAGTGATCAGTTTGCATGGGATTACAGAAATCCAGAAGATAGAGTTGGTTGGAGATTTAGCTACCACGTTCCAGCTTATTACAAGTCACAAGGTTATAAGTATCTATACTTAGGAGATCACCACGACTATAAAAGTCGTATTCAAGGATACGAAATATTAGGTCCAATAAAAACACTTGACAACAAAACATAACTACTGTATATTAAACTTAATAAAAAGGAGTATTGCATGAGCGATAGAGTATATGGGCAAGAAGAAAAAGCCAAGCTAGAACGTCTAGTTAAAGAAGGCGTAACAGTACTACAAGAAATTGAAGATTTACAAGGCGGATTAAAAGAAACTGTGAAAGCAGTAGCAGAAGAACTAAACGTAAAGCCAAGTCTTATCAACAAAGCTATTAAAGTTGCGCAAAAACGTGACTGGAGTCGTGTACAAGACGAGTTTGAAGATCTCGAAACTATTGTTGCAACAACAGGATACGATACGGAGTGAATGAAACCTACAAAATCTAATACATTTTGTCATTATCCTTTTAAAAGTTTGGCATTAAAAAACTGGCAGAAGGATAAACTTGGAACTCCTTGGGTGTGTTGCAAAATGGGAGATAACAATGTTGACCTAGGTATAACACCAGAAAATCTTACACCAGATCAGATATTCAATCATCCTCGATTAGAAAAACTAAGATATAATGCATTAAATAATATACAAGACGAAGCCTGTGCAACTTGTTGGAAACAAGAACAAAAGAATAATATTAGCAAACGTTTGTTGAGTGAAGGTACAGGAACTACTAACCTAACTACACTAGATTTAACCATTAGTAATCAGTGTAACTTAAGATGCAGAATGTGCAATCCAGGAAATAGTAATCAGTTGATGATTGATTATAAGTTTTTTAAAGATAATGATTTGTTTTTAGATATACAAGGTGCTACAAACTTTGACTTTGTTGCAAGTGCGCCAGTTGATGTTCGTAATAGCTTGCAGTTTAAATGGCTTTTGCAAAATACCCATAAAATAACAACATTAGAAGTTAGCGGCGGCGAGCCTTTCTATGATAAAAATCTTATACACTTACTAGATAAGTACATTGAAAACAATGATGCTAAAAATACAACACTGCATTTTCATACAAACGGAACATTATTTACAGAAGATCTTTGCAACAAACTATTGCAGTTTAAAAACAATCAACACACAATCAGTGTGGATGGAGTAGGTAAAGTTTACGAATATATTAGATATCCTCAAAGTTTTAGTATGTTAGAGAACAGTATAAAAACTTATATTAATATTGTAAATCCTAGCGTATTATGGTTCAATCTAGTTCTAACAGCACACAACTTGTTTAACTTAGAAGAGTATAAAGCATGGGTAGATACATTTGATGTACCAACTAAACACATTGTATTAAGCGAAGTTCACAGCAGCACAAGAGGCGTTTCATTAAAAAATCTGCCTGCTGATATATTAAAGCAATCTAAACAAAAATATTCTAAAACTAATATTGAAAACTTAACTACAATGATAGATGATGCTATACATAATAATATAGGAAACACAAAAAAGTTATATCAAGAAACAATATTGTTTGATCAAAGTAGAAACCAAAGATATGAAAAATATTTAGATAAAAATATTGTTAATGTTTTAAAAATACTTGACAAATAAAAAGAAATATAGTATAGTGAATAATAAGGAGACTCCATGCCATACGTAGACGCATTTTTTGACAGAGATTCGGATATTATTCGAGTAGTTGAACGCAAGGACGGAAAAAGACATTTCCATGAATATCAATCAAAGTACACATTTTATTATGAGGATCCACGTGGCAAATACAAAAGCATCTACGGCAACACTCTAAGTAGGATTGTTTGTAAAAATACCAAAGACTTTAGAAAAGAACTTGCTATCAACAAGGGCAAAAACTTGTTTGAAAGTGACATCAATCCAATCTTTCAATGTTTGAGTGAAAACTACATCAACCAAGATTCGCCAAAGTTGAATGTAGCGTTTTGGGATATTGAAACGGACTTTGATCCAGAGCGTGGATTTGCTCCAGTTGAAGATCCGTTTATGCCTATTACTGCTATTACTGTACACTTGCAGTGGCTTGACTTGCTGATAACTGTTGCTATGCCTCCAAAAGGTATGCCACTCGAAGAAGCAACAGCAATGTGCAAAGAACGTTGGGGTGATAGTTGTATACTATTTCCTAACAACGAAAAAGGCGAGGGCGAAATGCTGAGTATGTTCTTGGATCTTATTGAAGATGCTGACATTCACAGTGGGTGGAACAGTGAAGGTTATGATGTTCCGTATACTATCAACAGAATTAAACGTGTACTAAGCAGTGATGATACACGCAGATTCTGCTTATGGGGACAAAAGCCCAAGCGTAGAGAATATGAGAAGTTTGGCAAGACAAGTGAAACGTATGATACTATTGGAAGAGTACATATGGACTATCTCAACCTGTATCGTAAGTACACATACGAAGAACGTCATACATATCGACTGGATGCTATTGGCGAAATGGAAGTTGGTGAAAACAAAACTGTGTATGAAGGCACACTTGATCAACTTTACAACAATGACTTTGAAACGTTTATCGAATACAACAGACAAGACGTTGCGCTGCTAGACAAACTAGACAAGAAACTAAAGTTTATTGATCTTGCAAATGTACTAGCACACGAAAATACTGTGTTGCTACAAACCACAATGGGTGCTGTTGCACTTACTGAGCAGGCTATTGTTAACGAGTCGCATAGACGTGGTATGCAAGTGCCGAATAGAAAACAACACGAAGGAAACACAGCAGCAGCAGGCGCATATGTTGCATTTCCTAAAAAAGGTGTGCATGAATGGATTGGATCAATGGACTTAAATAGTCTGTATCCAAGTGTCATTCGTGCATTGAATATGGGCCCTGAAACTGTGGTTGGTCAAATACGGTTGGATATTAGTGACGAACGTATTCACAATGATACAACGCTCAAAAAGAAGAGCTTTGCAGGCAGCTGGGAAGGACGTTTTGCAACTGAAGAATATGAAGCAGTTATGGAACAAAAACGTGATGTAATGCTTACATTAGATTTAGAAAACGGGCAGGAAGAAGTGCTGAGTGCAGCAGAAGTTTGGAAGTTGATATATGATAGTCATCAGCCATGGATGCTTAGTGCTAATGGTACAATCTTTACAAACGAGTTTGAAGGTATTATTCCTGGACTATTAAAACGTTGGTACAGCGAACGTAAAGATCTACAAAAGAATCTTAAAAAAGCAAAAGACGCTAAGAACGAAGTAGAGATCGAATATTGGGACAAGCGACAGCTGGTTAAGAAGATTAACTTGAATAGTTTGTATGGTGCTATTCTCAATCCTGGATGTAGATTCTTTGATAAACGTATTGGACAGAGTACAACACTTACAGGACGTACTATTGTTAAGCACATGAGTGCAGAAGTTAATAAGATTATTACAGGCGAATATGATCATGTTGGTGAAGCAATGATTTATGGTGATACTGACTCTTGTTACTTTAGTGCATATCCTGTACTAAAAGATGACATTGCAGCGGGAAAGATTCCGTGGACCAAAGATAATGTAATAAAACTTTATGACCAAGTGTGCGAGCAGGCAAACGAAACATTTCCAGAAATGATGCTAAAAGCATTTCATTGTCCAAAGAGTCGTAGCGATGTTATTGCAGCAGGTAGAGAGATTGTTGCCGAAACTGGGCTGTTTATCACTAAGAAACGCTATGCAGCACTAGTGTACGACATTGAAGGATTTAGAACAGATGAAGATGGAAAACTAGGCAAAGTAAAAGCAATGGGCTTGGATCTAAAGCGTAGTGATACGCCGGTGTTTATGCAGGATTTCTTAAAAGATTTGCTTGATATGGTACTACAGAAAAAACCTGAAAAAGAACTACTTGAAGCTATTAGTCAGTTTAGACGTGAGTTCAAAGATCGTCCGGGATTTGAAAAAGGTTCGCCTAAACGTGCAAACAAGATTGGACATTATCAGCGTCTTGAAGAAAAGCAAGGCAAAGCAAACATGCCCGGACATGTAAGAGCAAGTATCAACTGGAATACACTCAAGCGTATGAACGGCGACAAATATTCGCAAGAGATTGTAGATGGTATGAAAGTTATTGTTTGTAAACTAAAACAAAATCCACTAGGATATACAAGTGTTGCATATCCAACAGATGAACTACGTATTCCGGATTGGTTCAAAGAACTGCCATTCGATGGCGATGCTATGGAAGAAGTTATTATTGACAACAAACTAGACAACTTGATTGGTGTGTTGGATTATGACTTAGAAAGTACAAAACAAAAAACTACATTTAACAACTTATTTGATTGGGACTAATATGAAAGTAGGTATTACATTTAGTGCATTTGATCTACTTCATGCAGGACATATTGGTATGTTGCGTGAAGCAAGAGCAAACTGTGATTATCTCATTGTAGGGTTGCAAACTGATCCTACTATCGATAGACCAGATACCAAAAACAAACCAGTACAAACATTGGTAGAGCGTTATGCACAACTTAATGCACTCAAGTTTATTGACGAGATTGTGCCATACGAAACTGAGCAGGACTTGATGGACATACTGGAACTGTTTCAGATCGATGTAAGATTCTTAGGTGAAGAATACAAAGAAGACGAGTTTAGTGGCAAAGATATATGTCGCAAGCGAGGTATTCAACTGCATTTTAACAAGCGTGATCACAGATTCAGCACAAGTGATTTACGCAAACGAGTTGCTGAAAGAGAGAATAGATAATGTGGACACTACTTATTGTTAGTACAGTTATTGGACTAGAAGAACCTAAAATAACATATTGGAATAACTATAAAACTCAAAAAGAGTGCTTATTAGAACGAGCAGTACTTACTTCAACCTTTACACAAGGCGAAAGAGCATTGTGTAGTAAAAAGGAGAAATAAGTTGAATAGATTTATATTTGATGTGGACGGAACACTTACTCCTAGTAGACAACCCATAGATCCTGAGTTCAAAGAGTTTTTTAAACACTTTATTCGTGACAACAAAGTATGGTTGGTAACAGGCAGCGATTATCCAAAAACTGTGGAGCAACTCGGTGCAGACATTACTGAAAGTGTTGTTACCTGCTACAACTGTAGTGGAAATGATGTATGGCATCAAGGCAAACGAGTAAATGCCAAGTCATTTGAAGCACCTCAAGAACTGTATAGTTTGATGGAAGGCTGGTTACAAAGCAGTCCTTTCTCGCTACGAACAGGCAATCACATTGAACCACGTATGGGCACTATCAACTTTAGTGTTGTAGGCAGAAACTGCACATTGGAAGAACGCAAGTTATATGTCGAGCACGATATCAACAACAGAGAACGTGAAAGCATTGCACTTCAAATCAACAGTGAGTTTCCTAGTATTACAGCAACAGTTGGCGGCGAAACTGGTATTGACATTTATCGTACAGGTTGTGACAAAAGTCAAATCCTAGACGACTTTGACAGAAACATTTCCACATACTTCTTTGGAGACAAAGTTGAACCAGGCGGCAACGATTGGCCATTGGCAAAGGCACTGAAAGATCGTGGATTCAGAGGTGCATCGTTTAATGTCAAAGACTGGCGTGACACATACGAAAGATTACAATATTTTCAAGAAGCAAAGGTAGCAGCATGATTATTGCAGGATACGGCTTTGTAGGCAAAGCACACGAAATACTATTCAAAAACTATCGTAGAGAGATTGTAATACACGATCCTCCCAAAGGTATGACGGCAGACTTTGACAATACTAGTGCTGTTGTTGTTTGTGTTCCCACTCCAGAACTGGAATCAGGTGCATGTGATATTAGTGCAGTATACGATATTGTATCGCAGTGCAACAAAAATACACCAATATTGATCAAAAGCACTATTAGTTTGCAAGGATGGCAATACCTAAAAGAAACATTTCCCGAACATCGTTTGTGTTTTAGCCCAGAATTTCTTCGTGCAATGAACTACTTGAACGATATTAAGAACGTTGACAATGTTATACTAAGCGGTGACACAGATTACTGGCGTGATCAATACAGTGTAAACTGGTCAAATATCAAAATAAACATTGTATCGCCTGAAGAAGCCATTGCCATCAAATACTTTCGCAATGCATTCTTGGCAACCAAAGTAAGTTTTTTCAACGAGATTTATGACTTCTGCAATGCAAACGATATAGACTTCGATCAAGTACGTGGAGGTATTGCAGCAGACAAACGCATCGGCGATAGCCATACGTTTGTTATGCCAGATCAAGGCGTTAGAGGATGGGGCGGTATGTGTTTCCCCAAAGACACCGCAGCACTATTAAAAATGGCAGCAGAAAAAAATATTAATCTAAATACACTTGAAGCAGCAGTTGAATACAATAAAAAAATAAAAAATAATGCTTGACTTTCTACAATTTAAACATTATAATGAAACATATAGGAGATAAAAATGCAAGACATTCTACAAGACATCGTAAGCCATACACATTCGTTGGGCTTTATTACTACATTAAAAGTGACAGCAGAAACTGAAACACAGATTGAATCAATGGCAGATGATCGTAGTGTTATTATGACTGCAACTACAAACACGCCAGTTGGAGAATTTGTTGGTACGTTTGGCATGCCTGACTTAGGCAAACTAAGCTATCACTTGAAAAATCCAGAATACAAAGAAAACGCTAATATTCAAGTTGTACAAGCTGAACGCAACGGCGAAACTATTCCAACACACATTCACTTTGAAAACACAGCAGGCGATTTTGAAAATGATTATCGCTTTATGAACAAAGCAGTGATTGAAGAGAAACTTAAAAGTGTTAAGTTTAAAGGCAACAGCTGGAATGTTGAGTTTCAGCCAAGTATGGCAAGTATTGCACGTATGAAACTTATGTCTGGAGCACATTCAGAGGAAGCAGTGTTTCAAGTAAAGACAGAAGATGGCAATCTTAACTTTTACTTTGGCGACGAAGCAACACACGCAGGTTCATTTACATTTGAACGTGATGTTGAAGGAACATTAGCGCATACATGGGCATGGCCTGTAGCACAAACTATTGCTATTTTGAACTTAGATGGTGACAAAACAATGAGTATTACAGACCAGGGTGCTATGAAGATTAGTGTAAACAGTGGCATGGCAACATACGACTATATTCTACCAGCGCAGCAAAAATAATGAATACAAACCTTACTGAATCGCAAAACGATTATGCGTTTTTTCTACCCAGCATCAGTGGCTTCTATGCTACTTTTATCGGAAAGCAACGCTATGGTGAATATGTTGATCCAGCAAGGGTTCCGGCAGGCATTGGCACTGTAGAAGCAATGAACTTCCTCAACGCTAAAGAAGGCGTGTTCCACTACAAGTGGGCACTCTATTCAGCTGGACATGCAGAGCTAGATGTAAACAAGCACAGTGAAAAAGAAGACATGCTTCGCAACCGTGATAGAGACAATTCATGGTTGCTAGGCGACTCGGGCGGGTTCCAAATTGCCAAAGGTCTTTGGCCTGGTGATTGGACTGATCCTAACTGTCCACATGCTGCTAAAAAGCGTGAACTGGTTGTTAACTGGATGGAAGAATATATGGACTACGGAATGATGTTGGATATTCCAACTTGGACATTCCAGGATCCTAAAGCAGCAGAAGCAGCAAACATTCACAGCTATCAAGATGCTGTAGATGCTACACACATTAATGCAAAATACTATATGGCTAATCGTCGTGGTAACTTTAAAGTACTAAATGTTCTACAAGGTAGCAATCATGGTGACGCAGACAGCTGGTACGAAGAGTTTAAAGATTACTGTGACCCTGCTAAGTATCCAGACACACACTTTAATGGCTGGGCAATGGGTGGACAGAATATGTGTGATGTACACTTGATTCTGCGTAGACTTGTGCATATGATACACGATGGATTGCTTGAAGAAGGATTGCATGATGTAATGCATTTCCTTGGTACTAGTAAACTAGAGTGGGCTGTATTGCTTACTGATATCCAACGTGCTGTTCGCAAGTATCATAATCCCAACTTTATGATTACATACGATTGTGCATCACCATTCCTTGCTACAGCTAATGGACAGATTTATCACAGCATTCGCATTGAGGATCGTGGTAAATGGAGTTACATGATGAGCCCTGGTGCCGATGCATTAAAATATGCTACAGACACACGCAAGTTTAAAGATGCGGTTGTCACAGATCGTATACTAGATGCATTTGAAGACTCTCCGATGAGTGTACACTGCAAAATGAATGATATTTGTATATATGCAGAAGGCGATAAGAATAAGATCGGCACACCTAAAGTTAAAGCTGGCGATGTTGACATTGACAAACATGGCAACCCTATACTAGACGAAGATGGCAATCCTGTTGTACGTAAGAAAGATTCAACAAGTTGGGATAGCTTTAGTTATGCACTACAAATGGGTCATAATGTTTGGATGCACATCGAAAGCACACAACGTGCAAACAGAGAATATGACGCTGGCATTTCGCCTTATATGCTAATCAATGACACAGACTTTCCGGGTTGGGGAGTTGTTAAATTCAAAGAAGTAGTTAACGAGATCTTTAGTTTGAAAGACAGGCAGAAGAGCTTGGACTTGATTGAAAAATATGATCGGTATTGGATGCATGTGATTGGTACACGCCTTAACATTGGTAAGAAGGCTAAAAATGCACTGACAAAATATGGAGAGTTATTTGAATGAATTACGATAGTCTTGAATCGCATGTAGATGAACTTATTAAAAAACATCGTCAACTAGATGAAGATATTAAAAGAATGTCTCAACACCATATTAGTGCAGAACTGAGGCAACTAAAAACACAAAAACTTTGGCTCAAGGACGAAATACACAGATTAAAAAAACAACTTGCTGGAACTAATGGACATGGATAGTAAACAAATACAACTTACTAATCTAGAACTTGCACTCGAAGATCTTGATAAAATCATTGACAATATGAAAAAGAACAACTATAGTAAAGAAGAGTTAAACGAATACGTAAAAAAACGTTGGAATGTTTGGAACGAAATACATCAGGTGAAAAAACAATGAAAAGAGTATATGATCAAGGAACTGAAGAAAATGTTGAATACTTTGTAGGTACAGAAGTAGAACATACTCCTCAATATAAAAAGAAGACACTATTTGTTGTAGGCATTAAAGACGCCGAAGAGATTATACGTATTGCAAAAGATAATGGCTGCAATCACATTTATCTTGGTGCTAACATGAGTTTTAATGTTACAGACGATACCGGGCCGCAATGGCAACCTTGGGAAGACATGGCATTTCCATTGTTGGACAAAGGCTTTTGGGTTACATTAGATGTAGATACTAGTCGAGTAGAAGGACTGTTGGAAACAGGGTTAACCGAACACAATCGTTTTATTCCAATGATTTCGACTAAGATTCCGTATATTGATCAACTTGGATATAATGCTTGTTTAAAGATCGATGACAAGGACTTTGATGCAAGTAATCCAGGTGTATGGGTTCATAGACTTCATGATCTAAAAGAAAAGAATGTATTTACAGATTGGTCGCAATACACCTCAGACGAAATAATATCTTGACAATATGACACAAGAACGTTATTATACATATATGCAACGGCGTAACAGAGAAGAGGACGCTAAAATGACAAACGCATTAGAAAATGCAAAACGTAGTATTTGGGTAACTTTTACAAAAGAAGGCATTCATTGCTATCCAGCAGCAAAAGATGATCCTGCACTAGCAACAGGTGACGAGTACGATGTTAGCTTTTTAGGTTATCCACATCGACACATGTTTCACTTTAAAGTGCAGATCCAAGTAACACACAACGATCGAGACATTGAGTTTATTCAGTTCAAGCGTTGGCTCGAATCCTTGTATGCAGGCGATATCCTGCAACTAGATTACAAATCATGTGAAATGATTGCAGATGATTTGTATACACAGATTAACAGCAAATATCCTGGCCGGTTTGTTGTTATTGATGTCGCCGAAGATGGCGAAAACGGCTGTCAAATTGTTTACCCAGCATAAAGGAATAAAGGTAAATGACTATTAAAAACCCAGTAGTAAACAAGATCTTTAACGATCTTGAAGAGTTCCACGACTTCTGTCGTACTGAAGGCCACCCTTTTAACAAGGAAGATTTATATCGCAATGATCGTCGGCCGTGGCAGGCTTTTCAAAAGTACAAAAACTGGTTACGTGCAAAGGCACGTGGTGGTGAACGAAAGCCACGTCATGCGTAAACTATTTTATATGGGCTTAGAGCCATATGAAGGACGTTATACACTCCAGTTGCAAGACTGGAGTGAACGTGCATTCAAGCGCCGCGGCATTGATTATGTTGTTGTGCCCGGTACAACTATTGACAATACAAAGGCAATTCAAGTAGGTCAGGTGCTGGATGCACATGGCCGATCTTACTTTGCAATGTCGCAAATGATGAACCTTGTGCAGATGATGCGCAATGGTGAAGTAACAGGCGAAGACGTTGTTTTCTTTGAAGACATGTTTCAGCCTGGTATGGAATCGCTTCCGTATATTATGGATCAGATTCCAGCAGAACAGCGTCCTCAAGTTTGGATCCGTTGTCTTGCACAAGCAGTCGACCCTGACGACTTTGTTCATGTTTGGGGTATGGGCAAATGGATGAGTTTGTATGAAGAAATGTGCAACGAGTTTGTTACAGGTGTATTAGCAAGTAACGAAGAAATGGTTGCACATATGAAGATTGCAAACTGGAAAGCACCACTTTACAATGTTAGTGGGCTTGCATTTGACAAAACAGAAGTTCAAGAACGTGTTAACGATGTTCTTAACAGTTGGGATCAACGTGAAAATCGTGTTGTGTTTACAGCAAGGTTTGATCAAGAAAAACAACCCGACTTCTATATGGATATGATCGAAGAATGGTATGCTACACCTGGCACACCGGAAGTAGAGTTTGCCATACTACAAGGCGGACCGCTACGTTCAAACAATCCAAAATACATCAAACGTGCTCGCAAAATGGAAGAGCGTGGACAGTTGAAGATTTACGAAAATCTTAAAAAAGATGAATACTACAATATTGTAAACAATAGTAAAGTATTGTTCAACTGTGCATTGCAAGACTGGACAAGCAACACTGTTAGTGAAGCAGATGCATTAGGTTGTAATGTGCTGTTTCCAGCATATCGTAGTTTTCCAGAAATCTTTGCTAACTGTCATGAACGCATGTATATTCCATGGAGTATCAACGATGCATTGAACAAACTAGAAAAGTTATTGCTGGTTCCGCACAAAGACGTGGGTAAAATCAGCAACTGGACTAGTGCTACTATTGACCGTTACATTGATATTATGTCAGGTGATGGTGAACAATGGCGCCGTGATGATAATCGATACAGAGATCACGTAGCTGTTAAAAAATATTAATATAAGAAGGAAAAAATATGTTTAAAGATATTGATAAAAAGATGATGATTAAACTTGCACTACTGCATGTTGTTGTTGTCATTGTAAGTAATGCTTTGGTTAGCATTCCAGTAGAGATTGCTGGAGTAAAACTAACTTGGGCTGCATTTACATTCCCAATCGTTGTCCTTGCAACTGACCTTACTGTACGTATGTTGGGTAAGAACATTGCACGAGCAACTATTGCAGCAGCATATCCACTAGCTATTATTGGTAGTATTGCAGTTGTATTAGCAGAAGGTGCTCCAGAAAGTGTTGCACTACGTATTGGCTTTGCAAGTGCTACAGCATATGCTGTTGGTACAATGCTGGACGTTTATGTGTTCCAATACTTGCGTGAAAAATATCGTGCATGGTGGCTAGCACCAGCGTTGTCAACTGTGGTTGCAAACGTGATTGACAGTTATACATTCTTTGCAGTTGCATTCAACAACAGTGCAGACGAGTATATGGCTGCTAACTGGATGGAGATTG